CTAGGAAATTATATTTACTATATAGGTTACGCTCTAGCCAATCGTCAGGGGTTCCTTTGCCATATACTCTGACTAATTCAGTATCTTTAGCACTACGACTGTATAATAAAGCACCTTGTGTTAATACAGTCCATATACCATATACATGTGGACTATGAGGATCTCCTTGCTTGTCTGAAAATCTATGATGTTTTCTATGAATTGCCACCCACTGTTTTGTGACCATGCCTGTTGTTAGCCATAGCCAAAAACGCATGAAGTGACTTAATATGGGATTAAATTCAATTGCTCTATGAGCCTGTCCCCTATGTAGGAACAATGTAACACATACTATAGTGATGTGTGTAACTATTAAAGTATAAAGGATGAGTATCATATAGTATTTAATCCAAAAGAAAAGGCTCCAAAGAGCCTTTTCTCACTTCCCATCCCGAGAAGATTTTTGCTTATTGGAATGTTAAGTTTTGAACAGCGATCTCACCAACATAGTCAGCCGCGTTACCGAATGATGACGCAGTGTTTGTTAATTCGATGTAACCATAACGTGTCATGAATGACACTACTGGTTCGAATGTAGTTGGATCAAGAACAACACCGCTTGACATCAATGGGATGTATGGGCAGTAGAACGCAGCTGCGTCAGTTTCGCTTGAACCCTTATAACCAACTAATACAGGTTGTGTATCAGGAGCATATGAGTTAACGAACACACGCATTGCGCCGTTCAATGTACCTACAAACTTAGTGTTTGTTGGTGCTTCAAATGTACCTTCAGTTGTTCTTGCGAATGCTGAAGTTGTTGCTGACTGAAGAACAGTCAATGAAGCAGGAGATACAACACACCAGTTACCAGCACCACGACGAGTGCGTTGTGCAATCAAGTTAGCAACACGGTTGATAAGAACAGCAAGAGCTGCGTGTTCGTCACCAACGTATGTAGCAGTACCTGATACAGTTGCTTGGTTGTATGTATATTCTGTTGATGCCAATGTTGCCAATGACAACAAGATTTCTTGGTCGATTTCAGCAGTAATTTCTTGAGCAAGAGCAGCCATAATTTCTGCTTCTACGTCAATACCATGCTGTGACTGAGCATCTTGCGCAGCCTCGAAAGTCCATCTTGCTTGTAACTTACGTGACTTTGCTTCAACAGCCTGTCTCAAGATTTGTACAGAGATTTGCTTACCGCCATTACCTTCTAGAGTTGCTGTATCAGCACCTGTGTAGTAATTTGAAGAAGTAGCATCACTTCTGCTACGTGAGTAAGCCTGAGCAATCAAGAATGGGCTCAACGCTTCTTGACCAGCTTGAACGCTAGTTTGTGCGGCTGAGTTGTCTTGTAATGATTGCGCATAACGAACACGTAGAGTGTGAATCTGTCCAACTGGACCAGTCATTGGCTGAACGCCAACTAATTCGTTTGCAATAACTGTTGGCATAACACGACGGATGACCGGTAGAATTACGCGGTTAAGAGTTGCGATATTACCTGCAGTTGTTGTACCTGCTGAACTTTCAGCAAGTAGTTGCTTTTTAGTGTTTTCTAAGATAACACTCATTGTTGAGCGGCGAGTGCCTTTTAAGCCTTCTAACAGGGCATCTTTGGTCTCGTCCCAACGGCTTTCTAATAATACTTTTGACATTTTTATTTTCTCCTAAACTATGTCTTTAATTAAAGCCCTGCCAGACGCTTAATGTCGATTACGTTATCACGGTCTTCGACTTCAACTTCTTGATGTTTCGTGGCAGATTTATTACCAGTTACTTCTGCAATAACACTTTCATTGATCATAGCCTTTTTAGGTGCTGTTTTCTCTGAACCTGTATTGAGAACTGCTGGTAAATACTTATCGAATGCGTTCTTCAATTTTGGTGTCTGAACGCTTTCAAGTAAACTTCTCATTACTTGAGCCTTCTCTTCGTTTAGAGTAGATAGAAGTTCTCCCATCTCCTTTTCACGTTGAGTTGATTCTTTAATAATGCGAATTTCACGTTCCTTGTTTTCTACTAATTTGCTTGCTTTTGCAATAACATTAGCAGATTCCGCTAGTTTCTTATCCTTTTCAGCAAGTTGAGTCATTAACTTACGTGTTTCAGCCTTCTCATTTAAGTGAGTTACGCTGAATTCGCTTGCAAATGCTTCGAACAACTTACGTCCAAAGTTATTTTCTCTAGCAGATTTGATGTCTTCCTTAAGTTGTGATAGTTCACCCTTAAGATGTGTTGCAACTGCGCCGCTTACTTTCTTAGCACTTTCAGCAACAAACTTTGCTTTCAATGCTTCTAATTGTTTACGACCTTCAGCAACTAACTTAACCTTTGCTTCAACAACTTGTTGTCTGTCTACAGCAAATTCTTTGATTTCACGTGCTAATGCATGTGTAACAAATTTCTCAAGTTTTTGTTGATTTTCATTTTGAAGTTTACGATCAGCACGTAATTCTTTGATTTCTTCGGCTAATTTTGTAACCATGAATTCATTGAATTTTGTTGCTTGTTCTTCTAACTTGATTTTTGCTTTTACGCGGTCTTCGTTCATTGCTTGTCTTTCTGACTGAAATTCAATGATTTCAGTAGATAGACCTTCAGTTACCATCTTATCTAGGGCTTCTACCATAACTAGTCGGTCGTGTTCATATTTTTGTGCGAACTCATCACGTAGTTCTGCACGAACCTGATCCTTGGCTTCCATCAACTTAGATTCCCATACCTTGTTTAACTCGGTACCAATCTCTTCATTGATAAGGCCACTTTCTAGTAATGGTTTGATAGCATCAAACATGCTCTTATCCCCTTTTAAATTTTGAGTTCTTTAATCAGACGAGTTACTTCGTCCTTTAAGAAATTCTGCACTTTTTTGTCGCCTCTAGCGTCTTTTGCAATTTCTAAAACTTTATGTCCATACTTCATATTTTGAAGACTTTCATAAATTGCTTTAGGATACGCATTGGGTGCGCTAGGCTGTGCAACAATATCCACTGTGATTATTTCAAAATCACTCACTCTGCCATCCATATCGTTAACGTTACCGCTACCTCTACTAGATACGCCGAGTTTCACACCACTTTCCAACATTGTAGTTATTAACTGACCCATTGGAGTTGGTAGAATCTTTAGTTTCCCAAAACCATTGGGACCGTCCATCCACATACTTTCAATCATATGAGATACACGGTCTAAATTGATTTTGAGGTCATCTGGGTGATCTACTTCACCTAAAACGGAGTAGCCACCTGTAATTTGTTCGTTGAGAGTATTGACTGCATTCTCGATTTCAGACACGGGGTAAACACGCTCATTTGCGTTTTTAACCCCGCCCTGAATGAAGATACCTTTCATGTAAAGGTTCTTACTATCGTTTGCACCTTTAACACTTTCGACCACCATTTGTGCGCGGTCGAATGTTAAATGTTCTTTGAGATACAAAGCCATTGTTTCTCAGTTCCTTATTTCGCTACTGGGCTCTTAGTACCAGTTGCTCCGTCCTTCTTAACAGGAGCGGGTGTTTTGCCTAAGTTTGCGTTGTTCTTTCCTGGAACATTCTTAAAGTTGCCTGCTCCTGGAAGATTACCTTCACCTTTAGTTAAGTAATCACTTGGCTTTTTAGGACTTGTTGGTACTGCTTCATCTTTACCAACAAAATTTACTGGCTTGCTGTCCATGCCTGCTTTGCCTGAATTGAAAGTAGTTGGACTCTTTTTGTTAACGCCATCATCGCCATGAGTTACAGAAACTTTCTGAAGATTGACGTTTTCCATAACGCTTTCGTCCATGTCGCTCATTTCTTCGCCGCCCATGTCGTCCATTTCTTCGCCGCCCATGTCGTCCATTTCTTCGCCGCCCATGTCTTCGTGACCTTCGTCACCTGCCATGATTTCTTCAAACTCTGCCATTAATTGGTCTAGTTTGTCTTCGATTCTGATGACTGCATCTTCGATTTCTTCATGCTCTTCATGCTCACCTTCGTCATGATCTGCTTCTAGGTCATGAGTTAATTCATCACCTTCTTCTTCTGCATCGTCATCAAATTCAATGTCTGAGTCGTCTTCTTCTGTGACGCCTTCTTCTTCAGCATTGATCTCATCAAGTAGTCCGCCTACTTGACCGCCCATGCCTTCTTCCATATTTTCTTCATCCATGAGTGATTCATAGATTTCACGTGACTTTTCAACTACGATTTCGTGGAAAAGTTCACGGGCTTGTTCTTCATTCTCATTGATAATGAGATTGATAAGTGTTTCGAATTTCTTGTTATCCATTGTAAGTTCTCCTGATAGAAATGGCTTTGTAAAGTTATTTAGTACGTGATCAGGAAAACCGTCAATTAAGACGTATTTTTTGCGTTTTTAGTTAGAATATACTAACTTAGGCTGACGGGGCGCCGGTTTCTTGCTCAGGCTTTGCACCATATTGCTCACGAACTTTCTTTAAATGCACTTGTTTTTCGTAGTTTCTAACGTCTAACATACGTCTTAATTTACGGATTTGCTTTAAAGTAAGTTTGGTTTTTCTTGATGATTTCCACACAGGTCTACTGTTATCAGAATTGGTATCCTGATAGCCAAGGATTGGGGGGTCAAACATCTCGAATAGTTTCATATTCTTATTTATCTATTATGCGAATCCACCGCCACCCATTGGTGCGGCTCCACCTGCTCCTGCTTGCATTGCACTTGGTGCGCTTGCTACGTCACCACCTGCAACAGGTCCTGCAGTTTCAGGTCCTTGTTCTGCTTCTTGGTCTGCGTTTTCGATGTCTTCTGCTGTTTGATCATCTGATTCAAAGTCACCAGAACTAATACCAACGTTACGTAAGTCAGAACCTTGAGGTTCATTTGTAACTTCTTTCTTGTTCTCTTCTTCCCAAAGTTTTTCGTTGCGTTTGATTTCTTCTTCGGTTAATCCTAAGAATCGTTCCATTGCAAAACGTTTACTTACATAAGGAAATGCTTCCATTGTGCTAAACACATTAACACGTGCATTGTCTAATTCACTTTGACGATATGCTGCAAAGTTTTGCGGTGGATTAAACTTAATACTGAATAAACCGGTATCAATATTAAATCCTCTCCAACGCAAGAATAGTTTAAATTCTTGGTCTAGTTTCAAACAAATATAATTCTGCAAACGTTCGCAGTACTGATTGAAACGAAACTCTTGAATCATTGCTGTGCCAACACGACCATCACTTAATGGAGTTGTATTATCGTCTGGACCTGTTGGCAAATAACTACTTGGAACACGTAGACCACGTGCTAATCTGTTATTAAAGTATTTCAAATCATCAATTTCACCAAGATTTTGACCACCGGGTAATACTTCTACGCTTGAACCACGACCTTCTGCTGTAACAGGGAAGAAGTAGTCTTCGTTCATACTTAATGGATTGTATGTTGCGTCAACAATACTAGTGCCACCATAAAGACTTGGAATGCGTCTTTGGTGAATTTCATTCTTAATTCTATCTACGAATGCCATAGCCATATGACTTGGCATATTACCAACGTCAATCTTAAACATTCTACGTTCAGGAGCACGTTGTACACGATAGATAAGAACAGCATCTTCAAGCAATTCTTTTTGTTTATAAACTTTAAAGATGTTTTCTAAAATACTTTGACCAAAGGGCCAAAAGCGATCCAGACCCTCCGTCAAACTTAGATGGACTACATGTTTAGCATCTACGGCTGACTCGCTTTGTCCCAATGTAAATCTTGAACCACTGGTGTTATATGGCATTGCAGGAACTGTGTAAGGTGTGTTTGTACCACCACCTGAACCACCTAACCCTGTTGCTGGGTTGGCTGCAAAGTCTGTGTTTGTCTTTTGTGCTACGCTCAAGTTTTGTAAGTTAATGTTAATGTCTTTAATAACGTACTGTTCAGGTTGTTTA